CTTATGCGGGCTTCTTCAAATACTGCCCTAAAACTATGTCAAAACATATTTCAATCTTCTGTTGAATCGGCCAGAACCAATGCACATCTCAGCGAGAGGAGGCGATAAGGGATGAAGAAGGCCGGGGCCTCTGGCCCAACCACAGAAAGGAAGATCCGGCCGGCTCTGACTCCCGAGGCCAGAGAGAAGCAACTGGTTGCTCTGGCTGTCGACCTCGTTGAGAAGCGCCTCCGGGAAGGAACGGCGTCATCTCAGGAGGTGACTCAGATTCTTAAACTCGGAAGCGCGAGGGCGAGTCTGGAGAAGGAGATGCTTCGTCATCAGGTGGAGCTTGTGAAGGCGAAGACGGAGTCGCTTCAATCGGCCAAGCGTGTGGAGGAGCTTTATGCGAATGCGCTCAAGGCCATGCGGAGTTACAGCGGACAAGGAGACGACGATGGGGAGTATTAGATGCTATTCGGAACTTGTCCTCCTGCCTACCTTTGAAGAGCGCTATGAGTATCTTCGACTTGGTGGAGGAGTCGGTAAGGAGACTTTCGGCTTCGACCGGTACATGAATCAGTTCTTCTATCGGTCTCCGGAATGGAAGCGGGTTCGGAATTTGGTCATCGCCCGCGACAACGGCTGTGACCTTGGATTGATCGGACATGAGATTTTTGGCCGTGTCCTGATTCATCACATGAATCCTATCCGTCCGGAAGATATTCGTTCCAGAAGCGATCTTTTGCTGAACCCGGAGTATCTTATCACCACAATTCACGAGACCCATCAGGCAATTCACTATGGAGATGAAACACTTCTGCTTCGTGCTCCGATCCCCCGGGCAAGGAATGACACCTGCCCTTGGAAAATGTAGAAAAGAGGGGCGATGTTGCCGCCCTTCTTTTCCGGCTTACGCCGTAGCGGATGCTCGTTTCGTACTGTTTACCACTTTTCGCAGGGGTGAAATTTTCGTATGGTTCGGAGACAGTATCGGGCGGGCATCCGCGATTTTTATAGCACACCACTTATCACGAGACAAGGAGGGACTACTGAATATGCAAAACAATTCCCCGAAGCGCGAGCGGGAAAACGATCCGCGTGACCGTGGAGTTATGACTGGGCAGACAGGCAAAGCGCCTCCTGCGGAGCAGCCCAAGGCGGTCGAGCTCATAGGCGTCGTCACCGACTGCACCAGGCTCAATGTTCGGGCGGAGGCCGATCCCAATGCGAGAGTGATCGACGTCATCCCAGCGCTGACTGAGATCGTCATTGACGCTGGCGCTTCCACCGATGAATTCTACAGGGTTCACACTGCCGAGGGCATTGAGGGTTTCTGTATGAAGAAGTACATCGCGGTTCGGAAGTGAGGGATGCGCCATGGATAACACGGAGAGCATCCTGACTTCTATCAAGAAGCTCTTGGGCATCGACGCCGGGTACACCCACTTCGACCCCGATCTCATCATGCACATCAATTCCGTGTTCTCGATCCTGACTCAGATGGGCGTTGGCCCTCGCGGAGGTTTCTCTATTATGGGAGCCGGTGAGGAATGGCCGTCGTTCATCACGGACAAAAGCTGTCTCCCTCTGGTAAAGTCTTATGTCCATCAAAAGGTTCGGCTCATGTTTGACCCGCCTCTTAGTACCGCCGCCATCGAGTCCATCAACCAGCAGATCAAGGAGTTTGAGTTTCGGCTGTTTGTCGCGGCAGATACGCCCAATGCCGGCTGAAAGGATGTGTGTTGATATGGATACCAATTCGCTTGCCCACTACGGAATTCTCGGTATGAAGTGGGGCGTTCGACGGACACCGGAGCAGTTGGAGCGTGCCTCCATCAAGGCTCCTGGTAAGGAGCTGTCCGAACTCAGCGACGCGGAAGTTCAGGCGCGTATCGACCGGATCAATCTGGAGCGGCGGTACAAAGACCTGACCAAGCCGGAGGCGCAGAAGAAATCCGCGCGGGGCAGGGAGTTCTGCGAAGACCTTTTGAAGGACATCGGCGGCAATGTGGTCAAAAATCTCGGCAAGCAGGTTTTGGACTACTACGAACAACAAGAGAGAGGAGGATGATTCAAAATGAGCGACATCGCTATCGCGCATCACGGTATCAAAGGGATGAAGTGGGGAATCCGCAGAACGCCCGAACAGCTTGCAAGAGCCTCTGGTCGCCCTGTTCCGGAATCCGGTGAAAGCCGATCCGGGCGCACTGCTCAGAAGAAGGCCGCTTCGGCGACCGCCAGCAAGAGGACGCTCAGCGACCTTTCCGATGATGAGCTTCGGCAGCGCATTAGCCGTCTGGAGCTTGAGAAGCGCTATAAGGACTTGGAAAAGGCCGACGCCAAACCGAAGTCCACCCGAGGAAGGGACTTCTGCGTCAACGTGTTGGAAACCATTGGCAAAAACACGCTGACCAACATCGGCACCCAGGCAGCCAACCATGTCCTTGGTGAAGCCATCAACAAATTGGCCGGCGTCTCCTCGGATGACAAGGCCCATCGCGTTGTGAACCCGCAAAAGGGCCAGGAAGACAAGAAGTAGGTGTCCGCGCATGTCTTTATCAAACACCGCTGTTCCTAAATATTACGGCGCGTTTCGTGAGGCGGTTCTGCGCGGGGAAATCTTTGTCAACAAGGAAATATCCATGGAGATGAACCGGATCGACGCACTGATTGCCGACCGAAGTTTCTACTATGACGATCAGGCTGTCGAAGGGTGGGTCAGATACTGTGAGTCCGAGCTTACCCTGACCGACGGCTCTGATCTCAACCTCTTGGACACTTTTAAGTTGTGGGGGGAACAAATTTTCGGTTGGTATTACTTCGTGGACCGGAGCGTCTATGAGCCTTATCCCGATGGTCATGGCGGACGGTATGTACGAAAGACCATCAAGAAGCGGTTGGTCAACAAGCAGTATCTAATCGTTGCCAGAGGCGCGGCCAAGTCGATGTATGCGTCCACGCTGCAAAGCTACTTCTTGAATGTGGACACCAGCACCACCCACCAGATCACTACAGCCCCGACCATGAAACAGGCGGAGGAGGTTCTTTCACCGATTCGCACCTCCATTGTCCGCTCCCGCGGGCCGCTGTTCCAGTTCCTGACGGAGGGCTCCTTGCAGAACACCACCGGCTCCAAGGCAAACCGCATGAAGCTGGCCTCCACCAAGAAGGGCATTGAGAACTTCCTGACGGGGTCTCTGCTGGAGATTCGTCCCATGAGTATTGCCAAGCTCCAGGGGCTCCAGGTTAAGATCGCGACTGTGGACGAGTGGCTCTCCGGCGACATCCGGGAGGATGTTATCGGTGCCATCGAGCAGGGCGCTTCCAAGGTGGATGACTACATCATTGTTGCCATCAGTTCGGAGGGCACCGTTCGGAACGGAGCTGGCGACACCATCAAAATGGAGCTCATGAAGATCCTGAAGGGTGAGTACATCGCGCCCCATACCTCTGTTTGGTGGTACAAGCTGGACTCTGTTGACGAGGTCGCAGACCCCGAGATGTGGATCAAGGCCAACCCGAACCTGGGTAAGACCGTCAGCTATGACACTTATCAGAAGGATGTGGAGCGGGCCGAGCAGGCCCCCGCCGCCCGGAACGATATTCTGGCGAAACGGTTCGGCCTCCCTATGGAGGGGTATACCTACTACTTCACCTATGAGGAAACCCTGCCTCATCGCCGCCGAGACTTCTGGCAAATGCCCTGCGCCCTCGGCGCGGACCTGTCTCAGGGCGACGATTTCTGCGCGTTTACATTCCTATTCCCTCTACGCGGAGGCGCGTTCGGGGTAAAGACCCGAAATTATATTTCCTCGCTCACCTTGAAGAAGCTGCCTGCGGCCATGCGGATCAAGTACGATCAGTTTATGGCTGAGGGCAGTCTTATGGTTTTGGAAGGAACTGTCTTAGACCTGATGCAGGTCTATGAGGATCTGGACGATCACATTGTCCGATGCGGCTATGACGTCCGGTGCCTCGGTTATGACCCCTACAACGCAAAAGAGTTTGTAGAGAGGTGGCAGTCGGAAAACGGACCTTTCGGAATTGAGAAAGTCATTCAGGGCGCAAAAACGGAATCCGTTCCCTTGGGTGAGCTGAAAAAGCTCTCAGAGGAGCGGATGCTTTTATTTGACGAGGAATTGATGACCTTTGCCATGGGAAACTGCATCGCAAGCGAAGACACCAATGGAAACCGGAAGCTGCTGAAGATGCGGCGTGAGCAGAAGATTGACGCCGTTGCGGCGATGATGGATGCTTACATCGCCTATAAGCACAACCGGGAAGCTTTTGAGTAAAGGAGGACAGTTCATGGAGCAAGAACTCGCCCATTTCGGCATCAAGGGTATGCACTGGGGCGTCCGCAGGTTTCAGCAGCCTGACGGTACCCTTACCTCCGCCGGGAAGAAGCGGTACTCCGCCGACCGGAAGACGAAGCTGACGGAGAGCGTTGAGGCCAAGAAGGCCCACGTTGACGCCATGCGGAAACAGGCCGGCGAGCGTATCCAATTCTATGGCGGAAAGAACGTTGCCACCAATGCTATCCAGCAAGAGGCCGCTTACAAGAAGAAGTCCACCACCGCCAAGACGGTCACGGTGGGCACGGTCATCGCTACCGGCGCGGCCTATGCTGCGGCAGCCGCCACACAGTCCCTTCCAGTTGTCGGCCTCTCTACAGCGGTCGTCGCGGCAGGAACCGCTTTCGTAACGTCGAGGAAGAACCAGAAAATTTCCGCAATCGCGGACGAGCAGATCGCCTACACCAAGGACAGTGACTACGGCCCCGACGTTGTTGTGCGAAAGTCTCGGGACTGAGATAAGGAGGGAAGGAGCGCGTGGAAATCACCCTTGGCTCGCGATTGAAGCACGCGTGGAACGCGTTCCTCAGCAGAGAGCCCACAAGCAGCTACTACCAGGGTCTCGGAAGAGGCTACTCCTATCGTCCTGACCGGCCCCGGCTGACCCGTGGAAACGAACGTTCCATCGTCACGTCGGTACTCAATCGAATCGCGTTGGATGCGGCGGCTATTAACATTCAGCATGTGAAGCTGGATGACAATGGCCGCTTTGTTTCTACTGTTGACAGCGGTCTGAACAACTGTCTGACTGTGGAGGCCAATATTGACCAGACGGCCAGAGCCTTCGTCCATGACGTGGTCATGTCCATGATGGACGAGGGCTGCGTTGCTATTGTTCCGGTGGATACGACCTTGAACCCGAAAGTAACCGGGGCCTATGACATCGTGACCATGCGAGCCGGACAAGTCGTCGAGTGGTATCCGGCTCATGTGAAGGTCCGGGTCTACAATGACCAGCGCGGCGAAAAGGAAGATATTTTACTTCCCAAAAGCGTGGTTGGAATCGTGGAAAATCCGCTTTATGCGGTGATGAACGAACCCAACTCCACCCTACAGCGCCTGATCAGAAAACTTAATCTGTTGGACGCTGTCGACGAGCAGGCCGGTTCCGGCAAGCTCGACCTTATTATTCAGCTTCCCTACGTCATCAAGACGGAGGCGAGACGCGCCCAGGCGGAAAAGCGCCGCAAGGACATTGAGGAACAGTTGTCCGGTTCCAAGTACGGTATCGCTTATACCGATGGTACGGAGCATATCGTGCAGCTGAATCGTGCCGTTGAGAACAATCTGATGACCCAGATCGAGTATCTGACGAGTATGCTTTACAGCCAGTTAGGGATCACGAAAGGGGTTATGGACGGTTCTGCCGACGAGCAGACGATGCTGAACTACTACAACCGGACGATCGAGCCCATTCTCTCCGCCATCGTTGACGAGATGAAGCGCAAGTTCCTGACAAAAACTGCTCGGTCGCAGTTGCAGTCGATCTCGTTCTTCCGAGATCCCTTCAAACTCGTTCCGGCCGCCCAGCTTGCCGAAATCGCGGACAAGCTTACCCGAAATGAGGTCATGTCGTCCAATGAGATCCGGCAGGTCATCGGGTTGAAGCCGTCTAAGGACCCGAAGGCGGATGAGCTTCGCAACAAGAACCTCAGCGAGCCAACGGCAAAGGGAAAGGGCGCCGAAACCAAGCCCGAACAGACCATCACCACATCGAAGGAGGAAAACAATCAAAATGAAGCATCCGTGTGATTTCAGCGGTTGGGCAACCAGAGCTAACCTCAGATGCTCTGACGGCCTCACCATCATGAAAGGTGCGTTTGAGGACAATGACGGGAAGAAAGTCCCTCTTGTCTACAACCACCTCCACAACGATCCCAGCCTTGTTCTGGGACACGCCATCCTGGAGAAGCGGGATGAGGGCGTGTATGCCTACTGCTACTTCAACGACACCCCCAACGGCCAGATGATGAAGCAGGCGGTGCAGCACGGCGACATCGACGCTCTGTCTATCTTCGCCAACCAGCTCAAGAAGCAGGGCAATTTCGTTACCAACGGCAATATCCGAGAGCTGAGCCTTGTCCTGGCCGGGGCTAACCCCGGAGCGTTCATCGACTCCATCATGGCTCATGGCGAGGAGAGCGATGAAGAGGCCATCATCTACACTGGTGAGCCGCTGTGCCTCGCTCATGCCGATGGCGGCAAGAAGGAGGAGCCTCCCAAGCAGGAACCCCCTGCCAAGAAGGAAGAGCCCGCGAAGCAGGAGCCTTCCGCCCAGGAGAAGTCCGAGGAGGACGAGACTGTCGGCGATGTCTACAACACGCTGACCGATAAGCAGAAGCGGGTCGTAAACTACATGCTCGGCGGGGCCCTCATGCAGGGTGATGCCGCCGGCGACGAATCTGAAGGAGGAGACAATACTATGAAGCACAACGTTTTCGAGAAGGATGGGACCAACGATTCCGTCCTGATGCATTCCGAGACCCGGCGCGGTATCATCGCTCTGGCCAAGCAGAACAGCGTTGGCAGCCTGCGGACCGCTTTCGCCATCTATGCCGAGCAGGCCGCCGCTGACGGTGATGATGAACTGAAACATGGCATTGATGCGCTCCAGCACGGCATCGACAACATTGAGAGCCTGTTCCCCGACTATAAGGATCTGAAGCCCGGCGCCCCCGAGCTGCTCACCCGGGATCAGGGTTGGGTCAATGTGGTCATCGACAAGGTGCACAAGACCCCCATCGGCCGTATTCGCACTCGTCAGATGGACGCCCGCAACGAGAATGCCCGCGGTCAGGGCTACCAGAAGGGCAAGCGTAAGACCCCCGCCGGTAATATGAAGTTGCTGAGCCGGACCACCGACCCCCAGACCGTGTACTGCATCGACGCGCTGCATCGTGATGATGTCACGGACATCACCGACTTCGATGTGATCGAGTATCAGTACGGCGTGATGAAGCAGAACCTCTACGAGGAGGTCGCTATCGCTATCATGGTGGGCGACGGCCGCGAGGAGGGCACCGAGATGAAGATCTCCGAGTCCCATATCCGCTCCATCTGGAACGACGACGATCTCTACACCATCCACTATGACGTGGACGTCGCTGCCGCCAGGGCTGAGCTTCAGGGCTCCCGCACCGACATGAACTTCGGTGAGAACTTCATCTACGCCGAGGCCATCGTGGCCGCCGCCATGTACTCCCGCGAGAAGTACAAGGGCACCGGCACTCCCGATCTGTTCTGTACGCCTCATCTGCTGAATGTGATGCTGCTGGCTCGTGATCTGAACGGCCGGCGTATCTACGACTCCAAGACCGATCTGGCCGCCGCGCTGAACGTCAACGCAATCTATACCGCCGAGCAGTTCGAGGGCTTGGTCCGCACTGATGACGACGGCGTGAAGCACAAGCTTCTGGGCATCTTCGTCAATCTGAACGACTACACCGTGGGCTCCACCAAGGGCGGCGAGATCACCCGCTTCAATCAGTTCGATATCGACTTCAACCAGCACAAGCTCCTGATCGAGACTCGCCTGTCCGGTGCTCTGAACAGGGTCTACTCTGCCATTGCGCTGGAGGAGCCGGTGAAGTCCGCTTCTGGTGCGGCTGCTTAAAGGAGAAAATTCAAAATGGCGAAATGGTACGGCATGATCGGCTACGCGGAAACTGTGGAAACGACGCCGGGCAACTGGGATGAGCAGCTCACTGAGCGTCCGTATTACGGCGACGTGATTCGGAACACGCGGAAGCTGCAAGGCGCTGAAAAGGTCAATGACGACATCAGCATCGCCAATGAGATCAGCGTTGTGGCCGACCCATTTGCCTGCCAGAATTTCCACCGTATGCGCTACATCGAGTTCATGGGAGCAAAATGGAAGGTTTCCAATGTGGAGGTCCAGTATCCCAGACTCATCCTGACAATCGGAGGTGTTTACAATGCCGGACAGACGGCTTAAACTTCATGAAATTTTATGCGGCATCCTGAACACCAGGAACGCATATTTTCAGCCTCCGGAGTCCGTGAAGATGAATTACCCCGCCATCGTGTACGCTTTGAGCAACATCAAAAGCTTGTACGCGAATGGCGGGGTTTATTTGTCTGGCCGGCAGTACGCTGTGACCGTTATTGACAAGAACCCTGACAGTCCTTTTATCGGTGCGGTTGCGGCGCTGCCCACCTGCCGGTTTGACCGGCACTACAAAGCAGACAATCTCAATCACTGGGTTTTCACCCTGTATTATTAAAGGAGGACGCGAACCATGAGTAAAATCAAGTGGGACGAGACCGGTAAGCGTTATTACGAAACCGGTGTTGACCATGGCGTGCTGTACCCCATTGGCAGCAATGGCAAGTACGACAAGGGCGTGGCCTGGAACGGTCTGATCTCCGTTACCGAGGCCCCTTCCGGCGCGGAGCCCAATAACCTCTACGCTGACAACATCAAGTATCTGGTTCTGGTGGGCGCCGAGGACTTCGGCTATACCATCGAGGCCTATACCTACCCCGACGAGTGGGCCGCCTGCGACGGCTCCGCCGAGCCCGTCCTCGGCATGAGCATCGGCCAGCAGGCCCGCAAGATCTTCGGCCTTGTCCACCGCACCAAGCTGGGTAACGATACGGACGGGCAGGATCACGGCTATAAGCTGCATCTGCTCTACGGCGGTCTGGCCTCCCCCTCCGAGCGGGGCTATCAGACCGTCAATGACTCCCCCGAGGCCATCACCTTCAGTTGGGAAGTCACCACCACTCCTGTGGATGTTCCCGGCTTCAAGCCCACCGCCTGCGTCATCATCGACTCCACCAAGGTCGACAGGGAGAAGCTGGCCGCGCTGGAAGAGATCTTGTACGGCAAAGACCCTGCTGCCGAGGGCGGCACCGACGGCACCGAGCCTCGCCTGCCTCTGCCCGCCGAGGTCATCGAGCTGCTCAAGGACGAGCCCGCTGCCGGCTGATTCACAGCATTACAGTACATCCCAAAGCGGGGCTCTCTTAACCGAGGGCTCCGCTTCTTCTAAAAATTGAAAGGAGAAATTTCCCAATGCTGAAAAGATCTATCACTTACACTGACTACAACGGTGGCACGCGCACCGAGGATTTTTATTTCAACCTGACACAGGCCGAGGTGACCGAGATGGAGCTGTCCGTGGACGGCGGCCTGGTTGAGATGATTAACCGCATCGTGGCCGCTCAGGACGGCAAGCAGATCATCGCCACCTTCAAGGACATCATCCTGCGGGCCTATGGCGAGAAGTCCCCCGACGGCAAGCGGTTTATCAAGAACCAGGAGCTCCGGGACGCCTTCGCTCAGACTGAGGCTTATAGCATCCTGTTCATGGAGCTGGCCACCAATGCCGACGCGGCTGCGGCCTTTGTCAACGGTATTGTTCCGGCCCAGGCCGCTATTCCGGGAACCTGATCGCGTGAGGGAGACCGGAGATGCTGGAAATATTCATTCGCGGCGGCGAATTCTTCGATCCTGGGAGCGGCACGTTTCTGCAAGTCAAGGATCAGACGCTCAAGTTGGAGCACTCTCTGGTCTCCCTTTCAAAATGGGAGTCGAAATGGCACAAGGCATTTTTGGGGAGGGAGCCGAAGACTCAGGAGGAGTCCATTGATTATATCCGGTGTATGACACTGACCCAGAATGTGAACCCCGACGTCTACAAGGCCATTACGCCGCAGACCGAGAGAGAGGTATTCGCTTACATCAATGCTCCTATGACCGCCACGACCTTTCCTCCGGACGACAAGAACCGGCCAAACCGGAAGATCGTCACGGCCGAGATCATCTACTACTGGATGATTTGCGAGAACATTCCGTTCGAGTGCCAGAAATGGCATCTGAACCGGCTGATGACCTTGATCAATGTCTGTCGAGCGGAGAACGCTCCCCGAAAGAAAATGAGCAAGAAAGAGATCATGGCGAGGAACCGGGCGCTCAACGCGTCCCGCCGCCGGAAAACACATTCGAGAGGGTGATTACAACGTCTCTGATTGGAACAACAACTGAGGAAAAATCTGGAATTTCCTGAAATCCCAAGGTCTCTCGGATGTCGGTGTTTCCATTATTATGGGGCATGGTTTTGCCGAGAGCGGCCTTAAACCCGACAATCTCCAGAACAGCTATGAGCGTAAGTTGGGCATGGCCGACGCTGAGTACACCGAAATGGTGGACAACGGCACCTATGCCAACTTTGCCCACGATAAGGCAGGCTATGGCCTATTCCAATGGACGTACTGGAGCCGGAAGGCGGCTCTGCTGGCCTATGCCAAATCCGCAGGGAAAAGTATTGGCGACCTGGAAATGCAGCTTGGCTTCTTGATGCAGGAATTGTCACAGGGCTATAAGGCATTGCTGGCGATGTTGAAGACCGCCACCAGTATCAGAAAAGCGTCAGATGCTTTTCTGCTCCAGTTTGAGCGCCCCGCCGATCAGAGCGAAACGGCCAAGGCCCGGCGGGCCAGCTACGGCCAGAAGTATTTCGACAAGTATGCTGGCAAGGCCAGTGGAAAGGAGACAACAGGTATGGGTTTCACGAACAGTTCTCTTGCTACGGTAAAGATGATCTCTCCGAACCGGACGCCCAATCGGAACCACGCCATCGACACCATTACCATCCACTGCTTCGTCGGCCAAGTGACTGCCAAGCGAGGGTGCGAGGTGTTCCAGCCCAGCAGCAAGGGTGCGTCCTGCAACTATGTTGTAGGCTATGACGGCTCCATCGGCCTGTGCGTTGAGGAGAAGGACCGTAGCTGGTGTACCGGCGGCTACGACAAGAATAAACAGCCCATTCGGGTGAATGGAATCTCCGGCAAGTCCAACGACTACCAGGCCGTAACCATTGAGGTCGCCAGCGACAACACTCACCCCTACGCCATTACCGACAAGGCTATGGCCGCCCTGATCGAGCTGTGCGCCGACATCTGCCGGCGGAACGGTATCAAGAAGCTGGTGTGGAAGGGGGACAAGAAGCTGGTGGGCAAGGTGGACCAGCAGAATCTCACGGTCCACCGCTGGTTTGCCGACAAAGCCTGTCCCGGCGACTACATCTACCAACGGCTGCCTGATATCGCCGCTAAGGTGAACGCCAAGCTGGGGGGCTCTGGTGCGATCACAGCTCCCACCACCCCCGTGAGCAAGGTGCCGTACACTGTCCGCATCACCGCCACCAATCTGCGTATCCGTAAGGGCCCCGGCACCAATAACGCGATCGTCAGCGTCATTAAGCCCGGTGTCTACACTATCGTATCTGAGGCCACCGGCCAGGGTGCTACGCTCTGGGGCAAGCTGAAGTCTGGTCTCGGCTGGGTGTCCCTCGATTACTGCAAGAAGCTGTGATGGGTGGACAGCATGAGGACAACGTTCAGGCAAAAGGGTGACTTCTCCAAGGCGACCAAGTTTCTGGAACGGGCGAAGGAAGCTGTCCACCTCGGCGATCTTGACAAGTATGGCCGGGCCGGCGTGGCTGCTCTCGCGGCCGCGACGCCTGTTGACACCGGAAAGACGGCCGCCTCTTGGCGGTACGAGATCGTGCAGGAGAAAGGGGTTGCCCGCATTCTGTTCTGCAACTCCAACATTCAAAATGGAGTCCCCATCGCTATCATTCTCCAGTATGGACATGGCACCGGGACGGGCGGCTGGGTACAGGGGCGAGACTACATCAACCCTGCGATCCAGCCTATTTTTGAGCAGATCGCGAAAAATGCGTGGAACGAGATCACCAAATGACTTCGCGGGCCCTCACCGGCCCGCACTTTTTATTTTCGATAAAAGGGGGCGGTAGCCTTGAGCACAACGATTGATGAAAAAGTCGTAGAAATGCGATTTGACAACAAGCACTTCGAGACCAATGTTCAGACCAGCATCTCGACGCTCGACAAGCTCAAACAGAGTTTGGATTTGAACGGCGCCGCGAAAGGTCTGGAGAACATCGACAGCGCGGCCAAAAAATGCGATATGTCCACACTTGGCAAGTCTGTTGAGACTGTCAGGATGAAGTTCTCCGCGCTTGAGGTCATGGCTATGACCGCCCTCTCAAATATCACCAATTCCGCGATGAACGCGGGAAAGCGTCTGGCCTCTACGTTTACCGTGGAGCCGATCACCACAGGTTTCAACGAGTACGAGCTAAAGATGGGCTCCATCCAGACCATCATGGCCGGCACCGGGGAAAGCCTGGAGCGGGTCAATCAGAAGCTGGATGAACTGAACCTTTACTCGGACAAGACCATCTATTCCTTTGCGGATATGACCCAGAACATCGGCAAGTTTACCAATGCCGGTGTAAAGCTGGATGACGCCGTGGCCGCCATTCAGGGCGTTGCCAACGTAGCGGCTGTCTCCGGCGCGAATGCCAATGAGGCGTCCAGGGCCATGTATAACTTTGGTCAGGCTCTTTCCGCCGGCTACGTCAAGCTGATTGACTGGAAATCTATTGAGAACGCCAATATGGCAACGGTGGAGTTCAAGCAGCAGTTGATGGATACCGCCGTTGAGATGGGCACGCTGGTCAAGGTTGGCGAGAAGTATCAGTCAACCACAACAGACCTCAATGGTCATGTATCCGATCTCTTCAATTCCACCCTTCTGTTTAATGACTCGCTCAGTTCTCAGTGGATGACCACGGAAGTCCTATCCAAGACTCTTGCAAAGTACGCAGATGAAACCACCGAGATTGGTAAGAAAGCTTTTGCCGCCGCGCAGGACGTCAAGACTTTTACCCAGTTGATGGATACGCTGAAGGAAAGCGCTCAGTCCGGATGGGCGGAGACCTGGCAGATCGTTGTCGGCGACTTTGAGGAGGCCAAGAAGCTCTTTACTGAGATGTCCGAGTTCTTCGGCGCTATGATCTCCGATTCCGCAAAGGCGAGAAATGAGCTTCTCTCCAGCGCATTGGGTTCTGGCTGGTCAAGCTTTCTGAAGGAAGGCATCGGGGACGCCGTTGGCTTCAAGGAGAGCATTGTGAACGCGGCCAGGGCTCATGGCGTCGCTATCGAAGAGATCGCCTCCAAAACAGAAAAGTTTGAGGACAGCCTGAACCAGGGATGGCTCAGCGCTGATATTCTGTCTGATGCTTTGGCCGATCTGACAAAGAAGACGGCTGGTCTGTCTGATGCAGAATTGGCGAACATCGGGATGACCCGCGACCAGGTTGACGACCTGGAGAAGCTGAACCAGGCGATCAAGGACGGCTCCGTCAATCTGGAAGAATACGCCAATAAGATCGGAAGAATGTCCGGTCGTGAGAACCTGATTCAGTCGTTCCGTAACGTTTTGCAGGCTCTGTTTGCTGTTCCGAAAGAAGCCGGAGACCTGATCGGCGTTATTACCGTCATCCGGGATGCGTTTCGGGAGATCTTCCCACCGGCAACCTCTGAGCAGGTCTATGCGCTGACTGAGGGTCTTCGCAATCTCACCGAGAAACTCAAAATGAGCGAGGAGACCGCCGATAAGCTGAAGCGCACTTGCAAGGGGTTATTTGCTATCGTGGACATCTTTACCACCTTGACCGGCGGCGCTCTGAAGGCAGCCATTAAGGTGGCGGCAAAACTGCTTGGCATGGTTGATGTGGATATTCTCGACATCACAGCCAACGTCGGCGATGCTATCGTAGCCTTCCGTGATTGGATCGACCAGCATAATTTCCTGGCAAAGGGCATCGAGAAAGCCCTCCCCTACATCGAGTCTGGGATCAAGGCCCTTCGGAGCTGGATTGCCAGACTTGGCGAACTCCCTCTTGTTCAGAAGGCAATCTCCCGGTTTGGAAATGCATTCCGGGATGTTTCCGATAGATTCGGCGTCTACATGGAGGGTGGAATTGAGCGCATCAAGGCGTTCATTGAACGTGTGAAGGCTATGAACGGGCTTACCCTTGATAATATTGGGAAAGCCCTGGCCGATTTCCGCGATAATGTGCTCAGCTACTTCCTGAACTTCGGCGGCATCTTCGATGGGCTTATTCAGGCGGTGAAAGATTTTGGCTCGGATGTCAAGCTGGCGTTTGAGCAGCTTACGGGCGGGGCCGAAAACGCGAAAGCCAAGATGAAGACCACAGTCGGCGGCATCATTCAGTTCTTCCTGAACATGAAGGACCGGATCTTTGCCATCGCGCTGGAGATTCGGGAGAAGCTGGCGGACAAGATCGGTTTCGGCGAAATCTTTGCACTTGGTCTCGGCGCTGCTATGGTGGCGTTCACCAAGAAAATTTCCGACGCGCTTGAGACGATCTCCGCGCCCTTTGAGGGCATCGGCGCTCTGCTGAAGAGTGCGTCCAAGGCGCTGAATGCTTTTGCCATGGAGACAAAGTCTAAGGCCCTGCTCAATGTCGCCGAGGCTATCGCGGTGCTCGTTGGAGCGTTGGCGGTACTGACGCTGCTAGATCAGGAAAAGCTTAAGGGTTCTCTGGTCGTTCTTGGCGTGCTCGCCGCTGGACTTCTGGCGGTTTCCTTCGCCATGAGCAAGATGGGCGACCCGAAAGAACTGGTCAAGCTGTCTACCTCTATTGTCGCCGTCGGCGCGAGCTTGCTTCTGCTGGCAAACGCGATGAAGACGCTGGAGAGCCTGAATGGGGATAAGGTCGGCGGGAGTCTGGCGATTCTTGGCGTTCTGGCCGCAGGGCTGGTGGCAGTATCGAAGCTGCTCAGCTCCAAGGATAAGACTTTCTCCAAGAGCTCTCTTTTCATGATTGGCTTTGCGCTTTCGCTGAAGCTTCTCGTGAGCGCTCTGAAAGACCTTGACAAAATGGAGATCAGCAACGCCGGACAGACCCTGACGCTTCTACTTGGCGCGGTGGCGTCTCTCGCGTTGATCGCGACGGCCTGCAAGGGTGTCAAGTTTGGCGCAGCCGCCACGATTCTGGCAATCGTTGTTTCGCTGAAACTCCTGGTAGGCTGCTTCAAGGACATCGCCAAACTCGACGTTGGAAAAGCGAAGAGCAGCATGGGCACCTTCGCTGGTATCTTTACCATGTTCGGTGCTCTGATGGTCGCCAGCAAATTCTCCGGCGAGAACGCGAGCAAAGCGGGTTCCGCAATTCTGAAGATGGCGGCCTCGCTGATCCTTATCACTACAGCATTCAAAATGATGGCGGGAATCGACCCGCTGGATCTTGACCGGGCAACAGATACCGTCAGCAAACTGCTCCTGGTCTTCTCCGCTGTCACAGCTGCATCCCATTTCGCGGGAAAGAATGCGAGTAAGGCCGGATCTATGCTTCTGCTGATGTCCGGCGCGATCCTGATCCTCTCCACTACGATGGTTGTACTGGCCCATCTTGATCCAAGTGGTCTGGGCCGGGCACTTGGAGCAATCACCACACTCCTGGTCGTCTTTGGAGCTATGGTCGGCATCACCTATTTTGCAAAGGATTCCTCGCAGATTCAGGGCACGTTGATCACCATGACCATTGCTATATCCGCCATGGTGGCGGCAGTCGCGGCATTGAGCCTTCTGGACCCGCAGCGGCTTCTGGGGGCAACGGCCGCGATCAGTACCCTTGTGGCGGTGTTCTCCCTGTTAGTGGCGTCTACCCACTTCGCAAAGAAGGCGGGAAGCGTACTGGTCGTTATGACTGGCGTTGTAGCCGGTCTCGCCGGTATCCTCGCTTTGATGTCCGCGTTCAATGTGCAGAACTCGGTCACTAACGCCTCCGCACTCTCTATCCTGCTGACGTCGCTGTCGGCGTCTCTGCTGATCCTCAGCAAAGCAAGCACGATTGCCCCGACAGCCTATGCCGCCATTGGTATCATGACTGCTGTGGTCGCCGGCCTTGCCGCTATCCTCGGTATTATGGACGGGCTCGGTGTCAGCGCATCTATCGAGACGGCGGCATCGTTGTCTGTCCTGCTTCTGTCCATGTCCGGGGCCTGCCTGATTCTGGCCGGAGTAGGCGCAACAGGTCCCGCCGCCTTTATTGGCATCGGTGCTCTGGCAACACTGATTGCCGGGCTCGGCGCTATCATGGCGGCTATCTGTGCTCTGACCGCTGACAATCCGACCATCGAGCAAGACCTCGACCGGGCGATCATGATTCTGGAGAAGATCGGCACCGGCCTTGGGGCGACCATTGGCGGCTTTGTTGGTGGCGCTATCGGAGGGCTGAGCTCCGGGCTTCCTATCATCGGTACAAATCTGTCCGGGTTCATGACAAATGCCCAGCCCTTCTTCGACGCCGTTAAGGGCGTTGATGGGGAGGCTATGGCTGGCGTCAAATCTCTGGCCGAGGCATTGCTGGTTCTGACCGGTGTGAACGTGGTCGAAGGGCTCACCTCCTGGTTGACTGGTGGTACTTCTTTGGCGGACTTTGGCGATGAGCTGATCGCTTTCGCGCCCAAGTTCAAGGAGTATTCTCAGTTGATGGAGGGAATCAATCCTGAAGTCATCGACGCCTCTGCAAACGCGGCCAAGACCCTTGCCGAGTTTGCCAGCGCCATTCCAAACCAAGGCGGTTTGCTTGCTGATCTGATCGGCGACAACACGCTGAGCACCTTTGCGGAAGAGCTTGTCCCATTTGGGGAGAGCTTTTCAAAATACGCCCAATCCATCGACGGCATCAACGCGGAAACCGTGACTGCTTCGGCGAACGCGGCTAAATCGCTTGCTGAGTTTGCCAGCGCTATTCCCAATCAGGGCGGCATGTTGGCGGATTTGATGGGTGACAATACTCTGAGTTCCTTTGCCAAAGAGCTGGCTCTGTTCGGGCCTTCGCTGAAGTCCTATGCGGACAGTGTGACCGGCCTGGAGCCCTCTGTGGTGGAGAATTCCGCCAATGCGGCGAAGTCTCTTGCTGAGATGGCAAACTCCCTGCCGAACAGTGGCGGCATCCTGGCTGAGTGGATGGGTGACAATACCCTGAGTTCCTTTGCGGCTGAGTTGGATCGTTTCGGCCCGGCTATCATGCAGTACGCCAACAGCGTCACCGGCCTTCCGGTGGACGTGATCGAGGCATCCGTCTCCGCCGCAGGCGCGTTGTCTGCGCTGGCCGAGGGCCTTCCTAATCAGGGCGGTCTTGCCGCATGGTTCGGCGGAGATAACACCCTTGCCACCTTTGGAGAAGATTTGATCTCCTTTGGCAACAACCTGAGTGCATATTCCACGGCGATCAGCGACATGAAACCCGATGCTGTAGTCGCATCCGCCAATGCTGCAAAGGCCCTCTCCAATCTGGCGGAAGGGCTCCCGGACAGCAGTCTGTTCGACCAGTGGTTCGGCGGGGATCAAACTCTTGCCTCATTTGGCGGCGACATTGCGGCGTTCGGCGAGGCCATGAGCAACTACTACGCCGCTATCTCCGGGATCGACATTCCGAAGATGGAGGGGGTTGTGACCGCTGTCTGGAGTCTCGTTGATTTGGCGAAGGGTGTCAAAGAGATCGACAAGAACGCATTTTCCAATTTCAGCACCTCCCTTAGCACCCTGGCGAGCACTGGGGTCACCGGGTTTACCAACGCGTTCTACAACTGTGACAGCGAGGTCACATCGGCGGTAGTCGGTATGCTGAACAAAGTCGGTTCTGCCATTACCGCCAACTCCTCCATTCCCAGTAGTTCCATGCAGACCGTAGTCACATCCCTGGTAGAGGTCGTCAAGACCAAGACTTCGGATGTCGAAACTGCAACCGCCTCCATGATGACCGCGATGCGGGCCAAAATCTCGTCCTACAGCGTCGTCATCAAGACGGCTATGGGGAGCGTGGTTTCCGCCGCTGTCAGCAAGATCAACGGGATGAAGCCGGATTTCGAGACTGCCGGTAAGAATGCCGGTCAGGGTTTCGTCAACGGCATCAACTCCAAGCTGAGCGCTTCCAGCGCGGCAGGCCGTAACCTGGGCCTCTCGGCTCTGAAAGCGGCGCAGAAAGCGCTGGACAGCCATTCTCCTTCCAGAGAGTTCGAGCAGCTCGGTCAGAATACCGACGAGGGGTATGCCAAGGGCGTAACGAATAACGCCGGGATCGTGAAGCAGGCCGTCACCGATGTAATGGACACCGCCAAGAGCGCCGTCGGCACAATGGAAGGCCCCGATATGGACAAGTGGATCGGAAAGGTCAGCAAGTCCGTGACAGAGGCCGTGGAGTCAACTGGAGCCACGGAAACCAAGGTTGCTCAGCAGACGGCTGCCGCTGTCAAGAAGTCTTCCAAGGTAAAGACGGAGGCCTCCAAGAGCGCCCTCGACGCATTCGAGGACTACATCGAGGAGGAGCGGTACTACAGCCGCATCACCACCGAGGAGCAGCTTGCTGCGTATAAAGAGGTTCTGGCTACCTATCAGCTTACCGCTGAGGAGCGGAAGAAGGTGGCCCGGGAGATCTACACGCTGGAGAAGCAGCTTAAAACGGACTGGATCGAGGAAGAGAAGTATTACAACCGGCTCAGTCTGGAGGACGAGCTGGCGGCCTATGAACAGCTCCAGGCCATGTATGCCGAAGGCACCGAGGAATACAAGAAGATGGCTCGGGAGGTATACCGCCTGCGAAACGAGCTGACGGCGGCATCCTACCAGAACTCCATGGACTGGATCGAGGAAGAGAAGTATTACAACCGAATGAGCCTTTCTGACGAGCTGGCGGCCTATAAGCGCGTTCAGAGCCGGTATGCCAAGGGCACCGACGAGCGCAAGAAGATAGATCGCGAGGTCTACCGGCTAGAGAAAGAGATCAGCGAAGCCCAGAAGCAGTACATCGAAGACGTACAGAAGGTCCAGAGCGAGGCCAATCAGAAGCGCCTTGACCTGGAGCAGGAGTACGCCGACAAGGTCAAATCCATCAACGACAGGCTGGCCCAGGATATCAAGTCGGCCAACGATCAGTATGAGAACGCCTTGAAATCCCGCGAGAACAGCCTCTACAGCTCCTATGGTCTCTTTGACGCAGTCAAGGAACGGGAGGACGTCAGTGGGGATACCCTGATGAAGAACCTGGAAGGGCAGGTCAAGGAGTTCGGCGAGTGGCAGGATATTTTGGATAGTCTGACAGGTCGTGGACTGGATTCCGAGCTTATTGAAGAACTTCAAAATATGGGTCCCAGTGCCATTGCTCAGATCAAGGCGCTGAATTCCATGACCGACTCTGAGCTGGAGAAGTATGCCTCTCTCTGGTCTGTTAAACACGGTCAGGCTCGGGAGCAGGCGGTCAGCGAACTGGAAGGGCTCCGTATTGAGACCCAGAACAATATTGCTCAGCTTCGTGCTGACGCGGCTCAGGAACTGGACGAGTATCGTGCTGTGTGGCAAACGAAGATGGATCAGGTCGCCGCCGATGCCAACGCAGAACTGGAACAGCTTCAAAAGGACTTCGGCGAGAAGGTCGGACTTATCAAGACCAACACCGAGAAGGATTTGGAGGAGATGTCCGAGACCGCTCAGAAGATTCTCCGTGAAGCAGGATGGGATGAGACTGGCAAGCAGATCGTCGCTGGTTTGACCGAAGGCGTGAAGTCGGAGCGTTCCAGCTTCATTGACGAGCTGACAAGTATGGCCCTCGCCAGCGTGGAGGCGATAAAGGATACCCTTGAGATCAATTCGCCATCCCGCGTTACCCGAGAACTGGGCAACTATACGGGGCTCGGTCTCGTGAAGGGCCTGCGCGACTACGCAGACAAATCCTACGACGCAGGGGCGAACATGGCGGAGTCTATGAAGGGCGGTCTCTCCAACGCCATTTCTACCATCAGCGACCTGATGGATGGTGATATGGATATGCAGCCCACCATTCAGCCGGTTCTTGACCTCTCCAACGTGACAAAGGGAGCGAACGAACTTAATAGCCTGTTTTACCCCAAGATGACCATGAGCCTTGTGGGGCAGGCGGCTTTGGCGTTCGGTTCCTCTGGGGACAGAGGTCAGATGACTGTTAAGGTTGACAATACCAGCGTGGTGGAAGAACTTCGCATTCTTCGGGGTGAAATGACCGAAATGACGGCACGTTTGGAACGGATGCAGATTGTGCTGGACACCGGAGTGATGGTCGGTCAGATGGCCGCTCCGATGGACGAAGCCCTTGGTCAGAGGGCAATTTACAGGGGAAGGGGGAACTAACGTGTATCATTCTGTTACCTTTGGCGAGAAGAACACCTGGGATGACTGGCGGCTGGTCCCCTCTTCCCGGCCTGTTTTCAACCCTCCTGCGCAAAAGGTGAAGACATTGGACATTCCAGGTGGGGACGGCGTCATTGATTTGTCGCAAGCTCTCACCGGGTATCCGGTGTATCAGAACCGGACGGGCTCTATCGAGTTCATCGTCATGAACGACTTCAAGCCTTGGCATATGGCCTATTCCGACATCATGGACTATCTGCATGGGCAGAGTCTTCGAGCTGTGCTGGAGGATGACCCTGAGTATTTTTACGAAGGGCGTTTCGCGGTCAACCAGTGGAAGTCGGACAAGGACTGGTCACGCATCACCATCGACTATGATGTGGGGCCGTACAAGTGGTCGGTGCTGTCATCCATCGACGACTGGCTCTGGGACCCGTTCAACTTTCAAAATGGCGTTATCCGCGCCACGCTGTTCAAGAACATCTCTGTTACCACTGCGACATCTGTCAAGAGGTTGGATGCAAAGCTCTTTGGAAGAGCCCCAATCTGCCCCCGGTTCATTGTGCGGAGTACGGCTGGTCGGGGCGTTCACGCCCGCTTCGTCAACCCTAAGCTGGAACTCGATATTACGAAGCTTCTTCACGATGGAACGGTGCAGATTCCAGAGTTCGTTTTCTTCGGCGATATGGGAGCCGACATTTACTTTTGGTGCGACGCGGGCTCGGCGACGGTGTCGGTCGATTTTAGAGTAGGGAGGCTATGACTGATGTATTCCATTTATGCGGATGACGTCTGCATCTACAGCGACGTCTTTGCTCTGGAGAGCATGAAGGTTATAAGCCCCAAGCTGACGTTGGAGGACAACGCCGCCGGGTCCCTGACCATGAAGCTGCCCCAGAAGAATGTAGGCTACGGGAGCATTGCCCGCATGACCACGGATATTTCCGTTCAGAAGGACGGGGTAGAGATCTGGGCCGGGCGGGTGCTTTCGGAGAGCATGGACTTTTACAACAACCGGGACCTCTACTGCGAGGGGGAACTGGCCTATTTCAACGACAGCACCCAGCCTCCAGCGGAGTTTTCAGGTCAGAGTATCCGAGCCTATCTGGAAGAGCTGATTCGGGTCCACAATTCCAAGGTTGGGGCTAACCGGCAGTTCTCTATCGGCGCGGTTACGATGGTGGACGAGAATTTTCCTACTTACTACACCAACAACGACAAAACCTTAGCGATACTTAACGCCCTAATCGAGAAGTACGGCGGTCATATGCGGGTAAGGAAGGTTGACGGGGTCCGGTATCTGGACTATCTGGCTGAATATCCTGACACATGTAGCCAGGTCATCCAGTTTGGCTCCAATATGATCGACTTTACCAAGCAATGGGACTCTACGGAGTTCGCCACGGTCATTGTGCCTCTCGGCAACCGGTTGGACGACAGCCCCATCGAGGCACTGGACGCCTATCTGACGGTGGAAAGCGTGAACAACGGGAGTATGTATGTTAAATCGGACGAGGCTTTCGCCGCCTATGGTTGGATCGAGAAGGTCGTCACTTGGAATGATGTCAGTGATCCGGTGGTGCTTCTGGAAAAGGCAAAGGCCTATTTGAGAGACCTCCAGTTTGACAACATGGAGTTAGAGTTGAGCGCCCTGGACCTTCACTATTTGGATGTGAGTATCGAGGCAGTGAAGCTGCTGGATGAGATTCGAGTCATCTCCAGGCCTCACGGACTGGATCGGATGTTTCCGGTGACCAAGCTGGAAATTCCGTTGGATAACCCGGATCAGACCCAATTCAAGCTAGGCACGACGGTGAAAACTAGCCTCAGCAGTGTGAACAATCAGACCAGTGCGGCCATTCTCCAGAAGATCGACGATCTTCCCAAGGCCCATTCCATCCTTAAAGAGGCCAAGGAGAACGCTACCCACATCATGAACATGGCTACCACCGGCTACATCACCATCACCAAGGACGACTACGGTTCGGAGACCCTTTATATTTCCAACATCCGGGACTACACCAAGGCGGACAAGCTCTGGAAGTGGAACATGAATGGTCTGGGGTATTCCAACGATGGCGGCAAGACCTTTGGGCTGGCCATCACTATGGACGGGTCCATTGTGGCTGACTACATTACTACTGGCGTGCTGAATGCCAATGTGATTCGGGCCGGCGTGCTCAAGGATTATGGCGGCAACTTCAGTCTGGATTTTACCACCGGAAAACTGACCATGAAAAAGGGCTCCATCAACATCGGGAACGGAAATTTTACCGTGGATGAAGAAGGGAACCTATACGCCAGACGAGGCACCTTTGCAGGGACTCTGTCCGGCGCAAAAGGAACGTTTGGCGGCCAGCTCGTGGCGGCCAGCGGGGACTTCAAGGGCGTTGTGCAGGCTTCCGATTTTCTGGATCGCTATGGAAACAGCATGATGACCGGGAGTAAGTTCTCCTCGGACTATCTCGACCTGTATGGGCTGACCATCCGGAACAAGAACACCGGCGCGATCACGTTTGCTGTCAGTCCCACAGGCGTTATCACCATCAACGGCAACATCACCATGGGCGCTGGCAGTTCTATCAACTGGGCGCAGGTGACCAATCAAAATCTGGACTACAACCCGGCTTATTCTCTTGCCTCGACGGCGAATGTCAAGGCGAACAATGCCAACTCGCTTGCTGCCGACGCTTATGACGCCGCCGATGCCGCTTATGCCAAAGCGAACCAGGCATACCGTCTGGCAGATTCTATCGAACTGCCCAGCTATATTCGGTCCACCTATATCGGGGCAACAACAATCAGATCTCCGGTTATCGAAGGTGGCGAATTTTATGGCAGTGAATTCAACGTCATTGCCGGAGGAGATGCAGGCAGTTTCAACTTGTATGGGCCGTATGGAAGCAGCCGTTATCATATGTTCTGCATTGAATATTACGATGCCGGCGTATGGGGGCCGTATGTTTATATTTCCAGCCCGTGTGGCGGAACAATCTGCTTTAATGGCCGGGTTGAGTTTACCGGAAGCGTTGATTTTTCCAGCGCCAGAGTCGATGGTATTGATTCAGAATAGGAGAATAACTGTGAAGAAAAAATTCAAAAACGCTGAGATGGCCGTAATGCTGAACCAGCTCCGGCCGCTTCTGTCCCATCGGGACAAGATCGGGTATGTCGCCGCCCGAAACTTTCGTATCCTCGGCGAATGCCTTACCGAATACGAGACGTTTCGTAACAGCCTCATTGAAAAGTATGGCGAGGAGGTCAAGGGCGAGCACGGCCAGACTACCATCGGCATTAAGGTCGATTCCCCCAATTTCCAGAAGTTCTGCGACGAGATGGCCCCGTTCAACGAGATGGAGCACGAGGTCGAGCTGATGACGGCCAAGTATACGGAAGCTATCGGCTGTCTCTCCGGCGAGGAGATTTTGGGAGTCGACTGGATGCTGGAAGATTAGGGGTGATTTAGTTGGCGAACATTGCCACATTCCTGCAAAAAATTCTGGACGCCGTATATGGCGAGGAAGTACGAGGTTCCATCCATGACGCGCTGGTAGCTATGAATGTAGAGTCATCTGAGGCTATGCGGTTTGCGGCGACAGCCAAGGACTCTGCGGCCGCATCCGCTCTCGAAGCTAAGGCTTCAGCCGCCACGGCTGAGCAGAAGGCGACCGAAGTTGTGGACTCCGCCAGGGCCGCCAAGACCTCTGAGACAAACGCCAAAACTTCGGAGCTTAATGCGATCCAGCAGGCTTCTAACGCAGCAAATGCCGCCGCGGCAGCCAAGGCTTCGGAAACTGCTGCCGGTAATTCGGAAGTAGTCGCCACGCAAAAGGCTCAGGAGGCCGCCGATTCTCAGGCCGCTGCCGCCCAGAGCGAGGCTGAGGCAAAGGCCGCCGAGGAACGGGTCAAGACGATTCGCTCTGACGTGGAGACCCTTGGCGCACAGGCCACAGCGGACAAGGAAGCCGCAGAGACGGCCAAAACAGATGCGGAGGCCGCCCGTGACGAGGCTCTCATCAGTCAAAATGGAGCGAAAGGCTCTGAGAACGCCGCCTTGGTGGCAAAAACCGCCGCAGAGCTCGCCAAAAACGATGCTGAAGCGGCAAAGTTAACCGCTCAGGCCGCCAAGGCAGCCGCAGAGACGGCCAAAACAGATGCGGAGACCGCCAAGGACAAGGCAAAGGAGTCTGAGGATTCTGCCGCCAAAAGCGCCCTTACTGCCCAGCAGTACAGCGGTAAGCCTCCAAAGCCCCAGGATGGGACTTGGTGGATCTGGGATGCCGATCAGCAGAAGTATTTGGACAGTGGTATTGCCTGCGACCTGGTGGGTCCTACTGGAAACGGTATCCAGGATATCAAGCTCACCAAGGGCGACCACACTCCTGGTACTACGGATATTTACACCGTGACCATGACGGATGGCTCGACCATGACCATTTCGGTCTACAATGGCCGGAACGGTACGGGAACCGGCGATGTGCTGGGCATCTCTTTTGATTTGGTTCTCCCGGTTTCCGGGTGGGCCAACGGGGAGATCACTGTCGCCGACAGCCGTCTGTTAGCCCTGGCAACACATAAGTGCCTTGTGGACGCTGACGAGGCCAGCCGTGAGGAGTATCTGGAGTGCAACGTGCAGGCCCGGAACATCACCACGACTGGCTTTATCACGTTCAAAAATGACACCGACCCGACAATGGACCTGACGGTGAATGTCATCCGTCTGGAACTGTCGGCCAACGGCGCATAGAGGAGGTGATAGCTTTGGTGATCGAAATCAAAGACCAATGGGCAATGCTGGTCAGGGACGATACGCTCCGGCAGAACTCTAAGAAACCCTACGAGGTTGAGCTCGTCTTCGACGAAAGCTGGAACGGCTTCTCCAAGACCGCTATCTTTGAGGCGGGGCCTGTCAGCATCGTTGTTGTTCTAACGGAGGACCGATGTACGATTCCGGCGGAGTGTCTGAAACATGGGAGTGTAAAGCTGAAGATCGGCTTATATGGGGTGAATGGCGAGGCTCGCAAGGCCACCATCTGGTGTGAGACCAGCATGATTATCCCTGACGGGAGTCTTGGGCTTGGTTCGTCTACGGGAACGCCGATGCCGGATGAAATTTATTCGGAGATCATGGCGGCTATCGGAGATCTCTCTGCCGCCGGATTCGAGGGAAAAACTCTGGCTGAGATTTTCCGAGAGATCAAGAACAGCGCCTGTGAAACGGCCACGGACCCCGAGGTCGAGGACATGCTGGATGACACTTTTGGCTCTGCTCCGATCTTGCCGGATAACCCCGGCGGAGAGGAAATCCCCGACAACACCGCCACTGACAAAGAAGTGGCGGATATTCTCGATGAGGTTTTCGGCAAATAGCCGCAACCAAATAATTTCAAGGAGGACTTGTATATGTCTAAGCACACTACCATTGACCAGCTCAAAATGCTGGCCCAGCGCACCAAGACCGAGCTGGCCGCTCTGGACGGGAAGATCGCCGACTATGGCCTGACCAAGCAGGAAACCGCTGAGGACGGCTATCTGGCCACCTATCAGCTCA